ATTTGTGGTTTTGAGAACTTTCTAAAAATTGTTTTACTTCATTTTCGTCTGTAATATGTTTTTTCGTTTCTAATTCAAACAATATATTGTGTGCAAAAAAAGATCCTACAATTTTATAAGATTTTTCGATTGAATTGGACAACCTTTCTTTTTCATTGTCGTAAACCAATCTTAGTGCGGGTGTTTGACAACGACCAGCGGATAGACTGTTATCTTTATCAAAATAAAGATATTTCCATAAAAGAGGAGAAATTTTAAAACCAACCAGCAAATCGAGAACCTGACGTGCCTGTTGTGCATTGACTATATTCATATCAATTGTTTGTGGGTTTTGTATTGCATACAGGATAGCTTTTTTAGTAATTTCGTGGAATATAATACGTTGCATAGTATCTACTGGTAAATTAAACTCTTGACAAATATTGTAAGCAATACCAGTTCCTTCACGATCGTCATCACTAGCAATAATAATTGCCGAAGGAGAGAACTTACTAATTATTTGCCGCATATTTTCGATATGTTCCTCTTTCTCTTTGATTTTGGAATAGGTAATTTTATAATTGTTTTTCTTGTCGACGGATTTCAAAGTTGGAATACAATAAATATGCCCCTTTGTTGCAATACATTTATAACGTTCTCCCAAATATTCTTCTATTTTTTTACATTTTGACGGTGATTCTACAATAACAATAAACTCGACAGAATCTTTTACTTGATAATCGAATGATTTAGATTGTGGGAGCCCAACTATTTTTTTGTATTTCTTGTAATTTTTTGGCGGCATAAAGTTAATAATATAACTATAATTAATTTTATATTATTATACCAATTAAAACAAATATTAAACGCTGTATAACAAATATGGCAATTTATACAACATAATAATTAATGTAATTATATTAACGTCCCTAGAATATTGTTTCATAAACTGCATTATTAATATTGCCAAAACGATCATAAAAGAATCGGCCAATAAAATCCAAGCGCCGCTTTCATCAATATACTCCTTAAATGTATCAATAATAGGGCTTTTACCTACGGGACAGCTGTTAATAATTAACCCCAGTAAAGAATCGTGAGTTATCTGTACTAATAATGCTAATCCGATAAACTTATGTAATGAAAAGGAACGAAAAATAAAAGGGTATATTATCTGCGCAATAATAATCCCTATCATAATAATTGTAATGTCAGCTAAAACGGCACCTAATCCAAAAGAACGATACCATTTTACAAGCGAGTTTGATTCAAACCATCCAAAAAGCAAGGCAAAAATCATAAATAATTCTGTAAAAAGTACACCATTTAAATTTTCTAAATAGTACATCATTTTACTATATAATGATAAAATATATTATAATATGGTATCATTCTGCGTATTTTGAATAAGTTAAAAATATGTATAAGATATATAAATGTCTGATAATTTTGAGGGTGTAAAGTATCGTTTATCCGATAATTGGTTTTCTTATGTAAATATTGATAATTATAAAAATACGCCTATAAATTATTTAGAAATAGGCACATTTTACGGAGCAAATTTACTATCAGTAGCGAATATTTATGGGTTACATAATGATACAAAGTTGTATTGTGTGGATCCGTGGGTATATCCAGAAGAATTCGCCGAATATAAATATATCCAACCTCCTGTGTATGATTCCTTTATAAATAATGTTGAAAATTCTGGATTTAAAAATAAGATAATTATCAATCGTGGATATTCCAATGATGAGGTGCCTAAATTCAAAAATGATTTTTTTGATATTATTTATATTGATGGTAACCACGAACCCGAGTATGTTATGGAAGATGCTGTTTTAAGTTTTAGAAAATTGAAAACTGGTGGAATGATGATATTTGATGATTATGGTTGGGGAGGTAAGGATTTAACACAAAAAGGCATTGATGGTTTTTTATCCGGTTATCACAAAAGGATAACAATATTGGGTGAGCAAGCTTCCCAATTATTTTTAATAAAAAATAATTAGAATATATTATGATCCGTGATTATTAATAATAATTTGTAAAGATTTTGTTGTTAATGTATTTGGATCTATTGTATGCCAAATTCCAATATCTTTTGTCAGTTTTATTTTAACTAATAATTCGATCAATCGTTCTCTCACGTATTTTTCAGTATAAATTTCTCTTGTAATGTTCTCTATTTGATAAAAGTTAAATTTGATGAATTTTTTTTGAAAATCATCAGATGACAAAAAATTTTCAGAATTGTCAATTTTATTTAATCTAAAATTCATATTTATATATAATTGATAAATAATTATGTAATATATTTTTAATGTGAAGAATATATATATTGTTAATTAATATGGATGAAACATCAGAATACATAAAAATTTATGACAATTGTTTAAAATATTGCGGTTGTGATAAATTCGAGGATTGTTCTGAATGTGTTGATGATCTTAAAAAAACATATGGTGATGATGTTTGTGTATCGGAAACCAATACAGATTGTGAAATAACATCTACCGGTAATTTCAAAAATTTATTATTTATATTAATTTTATTAATACAATTTATTTATTGTATAAGATCAAAATATGGTAATATTTATGATAGACTATTAATTTTATCTATTAGTAAAATTAATTTATCCGAATATAATTTAAGTATCTCTGATTTATCTTGTATAGAATTCCCAGGAGATGACAGTTTTGTATCTAAATTTCCACACTCATTTGATATTTATTTATTATTGATACAACAATTATCATTAGAAAAACCCAACAACAAAGAATTATTAAATGAATATAAATCATTTATTGGTGATTATCAACCTTGGACGAGAACATTAGTAACATTTTTAAATATGTATGGTAAGGATGTTTTAAAAACTTATTTTGCGATAAATAAAATACCGAATATTGAAAATATTTCTAAATATGGAAAATTTGCCGATAAACAGAAGTTATATAATAATTATTTGTTAGATAATATAAGTAATTCAACATTTCAAATTGATTTGATTCATTTTTTGAAAATCAAAACGAAAATCAAAAAATCCAAAACCAAAAAATCCAAAAAATCCAAAAAATCCAAAACCAAAAAATCCAAAACCAAAAAATCCAAAACCAAAAAGTCTAATAAAAAATAATATAGAAACAATACGATAATACATATGTAGAATGCCGAAACAATATAAAATTTTAATCGGCGACCGAAATTATACAACCTGGTTTTTTAGTGATATTGATGCGAACATTGATATCCGTCCCGACGATGACGAAGAATTGGGTAAAATCAATCCTATATCACAAAAACTGTTTACTGGTGATGTAATTACTCCTGATGGAAATATAATTTATTCTTTTGTGAAAAATTGTATGAATCTAGGAGCGGTATTATTGTTAGAAAAAACGTATGGGAGAACAATTAATAAAAAACGGTTGTTATATAAATGCATACCCAATGATCGCAGATTACCTTTTTTCCTTGTACCGTATGACATTAAAATAGGGTTTCAAAAAAACATTGTTAGTAAATATATAACCTTCAGATTTGATCATTGGGATCAACAGCATCCACAGGGTATTATTCAGGAAGTTCTTGGTGATGTTAATAATATGGAAGCATATTATGAATACCAGTTATATTGTAGAAGTTTGCACGAATCAATGCGTGACTTTACCAAAAAATCACGTTATTTAAAAAATAATGAAGAATATATTGAGAAAATATTGTCAAATACTAATTTTATCATAGAAAATCGCTCAGAAGACTATATATTTTCAATTGATTCACCAAACAGTACTGATTTAGATGATGCGTTTAGTATACAAACGATTGGTGACGACCAATACAGAATAAGCATATATATTTCCAATGTGTTTTTTTGGATGGAGACATTTGATTTATGGAGCTCATTCAGTCAGCGCGTAGCAACAATATATTTGCCAAATTATAAACGTCCACTTTTACCGACAATACTTTCCAGTGATTTATGTAGTTTGTTACAGAATCAATTGAGATTTGCATTTGTAATGGACTTATATGTAAATTCTTCCGGAGAAATTGAAAAATGTGATTTTAAAAATGCATTAATTAAAGTAAAAAAAAATTATCATTATGAGGATCCAAAAATGATTGCTAAGGATAAACATTATAAGGATTTTTTGGAGGTATCTCAAAAAATAAATCCGTCAATCAGTGATAGTCACGATCTTGTCACTTTTTGGATGATACAATTAAACAAGCGCTGTGGAAAATATATGTTGGATGAAAAGATGGGAATTTTTAGATCGACAATTCATTATCATTCACCAAATAACAAACTAAATGAGACAACAATGAATTATGATCATTTAAATGAAAACACGAAACGAGTTATTACGAATTGGAATAATTTAAGTGGAAGGTATATGTTATACGACGAAAACGCATCATTTGATCACGAAATAATGGAGACGACGGGGTACATCCATATTACCAGTCCTATTCGTCGATTGGTTGATTTATTGAACCAATTATTATTTTTACGTAGTAACAAAATGATCATGAATTTGTCCAAGTCTGGTGAAGAATTTTTACAACAGTGGTCAGATAAAATAGAATATATTAATACTTCAATGCGTTCCATACGTAAAATACAGACAGATTGTGAAATAATGCAACGTTGCTTTGATAATCCCTATATTATCAACAATGTATATTATGGTGTTGTTTTTGATAAAATTTCTAAAAATGATGGATTGATTACATATATGGTGTATCTTGAAGAATTAAAACTATTATCTAGAGTTACTACGCCGATTGAAGTAGACAATTTATCTAGAGGAAAATTTCGGATATATCTTTTTGAAGACGAACATAGTTTTCGCAAAAAGATTCGATTGCAATTAATTTGTTAATTATATTTTTAAAATATAATTAAATGTCAAAAATTTACATTACCTTATCAGGACTTAAAGATGTTTCGGAATTTAACACTTCGGGTTCACCGCCACGCATTTTCTTAGATTTTCTTTGTTTCTTGGACTTTCTCTGTTTCTTAGATTTTTTATTACCTTTCCTCTTCTTACCGCCAGTAACAGTCATAGCTTTCATATCTGTGGAAGTCATCTTAGCAGGATCAGTTGCGGGTGATACTTCACCTTCACCGCCCGTTATTGGTTCTTCATCATCATCATCTTCTTCTTCTTCTTCTTCTTCATCTTCACCATCACCGCCTTTCTTCATCTTCAATGTTTTCTTCCTCCAAGTTTTTGCAGCTGCTTTTAGTGCATATTTAAATTTAATGCTTGAATTCTTTTTTTTCATTGCAGCATATGTTTTTTTCACGTGTTTTAACCAGGTCATTATATAAAGTATATTTAGAAAATATTTGATTATGAATGAATCGCTAAATTAATCTGTGATAAGTAAGTTAAAAAAAATACGATATTGGATATTATATATGAAAACTATTGTTGTGTATTTTGCATATTTATTGCCAAAAATTTGGGAACCAATTGTGAACGAACAATTATTATCATTGAAGGAATGCGGATTATATGATGAATGTGACGAAATATATATGTCAGTTATATCAGATGATACTGAATTAGATAAATTAACAATTTTGTTAAACGATCAATATGCTAAAATAAGAATGATTAATATTTATTCGGATAATGTATTTGAATATCCGGGTATTAAGACAGTATATCAATTAGCCAACAAGCAAACTGATGGTGAAAATACGGTTATTTTATATTTTCATTCTAAAGGTATGAATTCAGGAATAACAAATGAACGTAATCACCACACCCGATTGTTAATGCATAAATATACGATTGAAAATTATAAAGAATATTTGTTAGAATTTTCAGAGAACAAAGACTTAGATGTAGGTGCACCAATGCCACATACATCTGGGTTTTCTTATTTTAATTTTTTTTGGACACGTGCGAGTTATGTTGAAAATAATTGTGTAAAACCAGAAATAGATAAATGTAGATATATCTGGGAAACGTGGCTACGTGGCGAAGATAAAAAAGAAGTAATTACTTATAGTCCTATTTTGAAAGAAAAGAGAGTAACAGATCCTGTCGAAGTATGGAAAATTCATGATAGTTTAACATTGTAAAGCGCGTAAATACAAATTATAGATAAATGAAAAAAGGGTGGGTAGTATGTTTATAAAAGTAAAGCACAAGTAAAGCACAAGTAAAGAATGAAGCTAAGCGAATGGTGTGTATTTACATTTGATCGATGGTATTGATGAGTTGATGGGTG